CTCTTTGACCTCTCATAATACAAGTGCCTTGATAGAACATCGTGGCGGCAAATACTAACAGGAAAACAATACCGATTAGTTCAGGGTAATGTTGAGCCATGGTAATACAGGCGGAATAACACCCACTAGTCGGAGGAGTCCTTCAGCAAATAAAGCAAGGACCACCCAACCGACGCACATACTAATGATAGAAGCATTACGGTTGTGTCGTCGTATAGCAGCATCAATCATCTCCTGAACTTCAGAACGGCTTACAAACTCGTCTTGAGGTTCCATCACTTCTCATCTCCAAGAAACTTCGCAAGTGGGTCTTTTCTGGTCTTTACGATTTCAACAGATCTCTTGTAGAACATATTGTCCGTATTACCAGACGCTTCAAACGTCTCCTTGATCTTCACCCAATTATCGTAGGTGCGTTGATCCATAGGGTTTTAGATTGAATATTATTAGTTATACTAGTGAGTACTTCTACTATGTCAAGTTTGTTAGGGTTTGGTGATAGTGGTTAAGAGATTATTAAATTCAGAGACCCAGAAGTTCTTTGAGTTCTTCTATTGAGAGTCCTGCTGCTTCTAACTTTTGTTGTGGTGTTAGAGGTTCGGATTCAACAATAGGGTCTGCTGGAAGAGGTTCATTACCTTCTTCTAACCAGGCCAGGTAGGCGGCGTAGTCGGTGTTGGCGGGGTCTGGTGGGATGGAAAGGCACTCTCCGCTTTCGTCAATCCGTTGGATGACATTCATCCATGCAGGCATCAACTTGTAATTAATGGCATTCATTTTCAAAGCTCCGCTGAAATAGTGAGAATTGGGTTGTCATTCACCCATTGGTTGGGAAATGTCGTGTTAGTACTCCCGGACAAAAGCAGGCCGCCGTCAACGGTCTGGTTAGATACAGAGGCTGTGCCCGATCCACCCCCTGGTTGATAGTTGGCAATGGAAGGGGTATTCGTGGTGGGCGCCGTTCTTTTGGTCACTTTCCAGCGCACCGAACCCACATGGTAGTTGTAACCACCGGCGACATATGCAGTGGTTACAGCCCTCACATCTTGTATCTCAAAGTATCTCTGACATAATGCTAGTTCTTGACCATAACTTCGTCGTTCAAATGGTGTTGCTACGGTTCCTGCTTCTAACTGGACTCCGGTAAGATAAAAGGTTGCTCCTGTTGTAGAAGATAATTTAGTAGTTCCAGTTACACCAAAATAATTTGATCCACTATTGACTTGCCCTGCTGTTCCACTATATTGTGTTCCGACACCAAGATCCCATGTAGGCTCTATTCCCCACCTATTATCAGTAAACCAAGTTCCAGTTGTTACACCAGGAACAGTGACAGTTTTATATTCCCAAGTATTTGTAGAGTTGATTGTATAAGTTGTACAATATGTTGTATCAGCATTATTATTTTTAAAAGAAACTCCAAAAGTTCCAGAAACACTACAGTTTACCCAGAATGACAATGTAACTGGTTTTGCATTTGCGGTCCCCCATAATAAGTCTGATGTATTAAAACCTTCTATTCTTTGACCAATAAGTGCATATCCAGAAGTTCCTGGTGCAGTTCCGCTTCCCATCGTAATGAGATAACTGCTTGTAAAACCGACAGGAGATGATCCAGATCTTATTGCTGTAAAATTGGGAACAGTTCCTCTTGCTCCAAACCAACGATCAAGGGTATATTGAGGATCTCCAGAAACACTTATACTTACCCCAGCGTTCCTCTGATCTATCCTCATATCTCCGTTGATTATTTTATTCCGGGCACCAGAAATAGGACCATCATTAACTGAACCAATATAAGCCGTTGTAATACCAGCAGTTGTTACACCAACAATTGATGTGGCATTTATAGTTGTAAAAGTGGAAACACCAGTAACATTTATGGAAGGAGTTAAATTAACTCTCCCACCACTAGTAGTTGAAGCAACTGTATCAGTATTTCCGTTTATCTGAATACCCATTCGTCACAAAGACTTTTCTGGTATTTATAAGAACGGAAGCGACTGGATTTGAACCAGTGGAGGTGTTACCCTCATTTGTTTTCAAGACAAACGCAATAAACCGGACTCTGCCACGCTTCCAATAAGAATATTATAATGCTCAATGAATCAAATGTCAACTACCGTTTCTTTCTTTACATCTAGAAAAAGAAACTTCATCGGAGCATCAGAAAGATTTGCTCCTTCGTGTATATAGTCCATTACCTCATAGATCTGTGGAACACCTTCTTGCCAAAAGACTTTCTGACCCTGCCAGATCATATAGCATTTCTCTTGATCAGGAATCTCTAGGGGAATCTGAATTCTCTTATAAGGACAACGATAGACATTAGGATCTTTATGAGGACCCAGTATCGTTCCAGGACTAAACAGAGAAACAGTAGAAAATAAGATTTCAGAATTATCAAAAATTTCTAGAACTTTAGAATCTTGAATAATTTTCTTTCTGACATATTTGACAGTCTTTGTTCCACTCTTATCAACCGACTCTGCTTTGATCCAACAATGGGATATTTCTTTATTTGAATATCCTTCAACTGTCGGAGCAATCTTCATCGGAAACTCACAGTCTTTTGCCCAATGATATAAGGTATCCAAATCAGATTTAGATATCATTTACTTATTAAGACGAGTGAGTTATAATACATTATAATATACAAAATCAACAATAGTCAAGTGATTATTAAACCATCAAAGAAAAGAAAAGAATTTGAAAGACTTTTAAGAATACTGGGCTATAGAGATTGGTCACCAGTCTTACCAAAACAAAAGAAACTGATGAAGCAGACAAACTATATGTGCGAAGACGGTGCTATGGCAATATATCTTTTCTTCATCCCGTACCTTAATAAGAAAAGTTATCTATGGTTGGAGTTTATAGATCATTATGATTCACCAGATCTTAAAAACAAAATTCAGTCTCTTGCGGAAAGAATTCAATATCAAGAAAAAACAAGACTTGCTGAAATTGGTTGGGAAGCAAAGTATACAAAACAACCTTATGACTTTTCATTAGAAGAAAGAAAAAAAGTCTTTTTCAGTTTTGTAAAAGAAGCACACTACGTTCTTCATAATGGTTTTGATTCTCTTAATATCAAACCAAGACCTGGTGATGTATTGGTCGGTAAACCACAAGGTGTGAAAATCAATCAAGGATTCAGTGAATCTTCTATTGAACTTGGAACAAAACAAAGAGCAATCGTAGGAAAACGATTCGGTCTCGGTAATGTTTATGATGACGGTTTCCAATATGGTAAATATGATAAGGATCTCAACATCATACCAATATGAAGAAAGAATTTAAGGAACTTCTACTAGAACTCGGAATTGAATCCACTCAAAGGATTTATGAACCATCAGAAAAGATTACAGTTAGAATTTCAACAGAGTATGATGAGATTTTATTTTTGGGTGTCGTCTACAATATCTTTAAAAATAAAACCAGTTTCTTGTATCAAGAATACGAATCCCACCAAGATCCAGAACGAGTTTTAAATATAGCAAACAAACTCAACTTAAACATACCAGGAAGAGTGTCAAGAGTTGACTGGCAAATCAATCACAGTAGCAACCCAGCACTTTTCACAACTGAAGACAATAGAAAAATATTATTTGCCTTTATGAACGGTGTAATAGAAGTCATCAAAGTTGGTGATGGTGAAAATGGTCCCAAACCAAATGATGTTCTTATTGGTCTTCCCTGGGATGGGTCATTATTTGTTCCGATTCACCATCCAGAAAACGCAAGAAAAAGATCCCTACTTAATAAAAAGTTTGGATTTGGTGATCTTGATCAATACAACTATCAGTATGCCAAGTATGATAAGGATCTTAACTTAAATCCTATCTGATCTCAAAATCTAACTTTCGTACTGTTCTATTTCTACGTGCTTCCTGAAAAGCAAGATCCTCTTTTGTAAGAAGATTAGAAGTTTTTGATTGCTTGTCAGAAGAAGTCATCACCACTTTGGACAAATCCAAAGCAGTAATCGTGTCTCCTTTTACTGTGGTCATATTTGTACAACCACAAGACTTTGTTCTAACTGGGTGACTGTGTAGTTCAGTCCCACAGACTTTGCATCTTACGCTTACCATAATTCAACTTCATTCAGTAAATGATCTTAACATCCAAATATATTTACCGTGTGCTTCGTTTAAATCATCAAGAAGGTTAACAGTTCCTCTTGACTTCCCTTGCTCTGCTTCAGTAGCAGCAGCATCAAACATAGCAACCATTTTCTTATGATCCTCAAGAAGATCACGAATCATTTCCATCGCATCAATATTAGATTTTGCTTCTCCAACTCCAGAGACTTCAATAACTCTTGAAAGTGAACTGACTGGTTTGACACCAAGAAACCTCATATGCTCGGAGATACGATCAACTTCCTCCTGAATAGCAAGATACTGTTCACCAAATAAATCGTGAATCTGCTTAAAGTCAGGTCCAACAATGTGCCAGTGATAAACCCAAGTCTTTTGAAAGAGAACGAAAAGACTTGCCTGAGTATCAGAAAGTAGTTTATATAAGGTTTCCATTATACTCTTTTTTGAGTATTTATAAGTGGGTGATGACGGGATTGAACCGCCGACCGCCTCGGTGTAAACGAGATGCTCTACCGCTGAGCTAATCACCCAAGAAATTAGAACTTGTTCATCATATATTCTACAGTAGTTGCTACATCATTCATAGCATCTCGTAGATTTTCTCTTTGCCCCGACTCTTGTCTTACAACTGGACGGTGATCGTCAGTTAGGGTCCAACGCCACTGTTTCATTTCATTACAATACCAGAGATTAATTTTCATTCTTTGAGTATTCTAGTTTGATCCAGTTTAGAAGAGCATAAACTTCAGACAATTCTGACTTATGATCTTGATAGTCAGTATCATCTAACATTTCCTCTCTTTCGTAAAACTCAATCTCACTAGTCAAATAATCAACATAATGATTGATAGCAGTCATAGCGACTTCTCTATCACGCTGGGAAATAAGAGACATAGACCTCCTAACTCGTTATCTATAATACATTAAAAAGGGGGTCTTGTCAACCCCCCTCTATGTATCACTTCTCGCCTAAACCAACTTGTTTGACTTTGATGCGAGCCTTGTTAAGGATAGAACCAGCAAGAGGAACATAACCCAGATCATCAGCAATGCCTTGTGCTTTGGTGCTCAGAGCATAGTTCAGTGCCTCACGGACTGCTTCTGCCTTACCAGCAGGATAACCACTCTTATAGGCAAGAATCCAGGTCAGAGTGGAGATAGGATAGGCAAGGGCGCCTGCGGGGTTGGGATCTTCACCAGCAAGAGTCACAGGGTCAATCTTGATACCGTTCAGAGCAGCAGCACCAGTCACAGCGGAAGGACCAACGAACTTACCTGCTTTATTCTGGAGGACGGCAGCTTGGAGTTTATTTACGCGAACGAAACCCGTGTTCACATAACCGATAGCACCAGGAGTGTTCTTAATGGTTCCAGCAACACCCTCATTACCCTTAGCACCGACACCAACTGGCCAGTTCACGGACTTACCAACACCAGGAGCCCAACCACCGAACGCATCCAGTGAGTTGGTGAAGGCATAAGTGGTTCCAGAACCATCAGAACGATGAACCGTCACCATCTTACCAGCAGCACAACCAACTTCCTTCCAGTCCTTGATGTGTCCCATAAAGATATGGACAACTTGTTTCTGAGTCAGTTTCAGTTTACAACCAGGTTTGTTATAGGCAACGGCAATCGTTCCGCCGACCATAGGAATCTGAACGACACCACGCTTGACCTTTGCTGCTTCCTTTGCCTTGATAGGTTCATCAGTAGCACCAAAGTCAACAGTTCCAGCAACAAACTGGCGGACACCAGCACCAGAACCAACGGACTGGTAGTTTACCTTTTCACCAGTGGTGGAAGAATAATCAACGAACCAACGCTGGTAGATGGGTGCGGGGAAGGTGGCACCAGCACCATTAATAGCAGGTCCAGCAAATGCAGCAGCAGGAGCAAGAGCAAGACCGATTGTAGCAATGTGTTTGAGTTTCATTGTAGAAA